ACTGTGCCCCGGTTCAATAGAACCGTTCATGCACAAAGGAGACTGGGCAATACATGAAGTGTTGCCCTCTCTTTTATCAGCCATCGGACCGGCACACGTCAAGATCGCAACGTTTAGTATATCAGAAGATAGTCTAAGGCCGCTTTTCTTTCTCTCTGACGAAAGAAAAATTAAAAGCCTCACTCTCTTATTGGATATGACTGTAAAACGTCACAAACTCGATCTGTTACTATTTGCTTCGAGTATCAGTCCGGATATCCGTATTGACTCCTGCCATGCCAAGCTACTTTTAGTTGAAAACGAAAAGTATAAATTCGGTATTGCAGGATCCGCTAATCTCAACCAAAACCACCGATGGGAGAATGGCTTTTATTTTACGTCCGGAAAGCATTATGATTATTTCTCGGAAATGTTTAACCAAGCGTATAAAAATGCCATTCATTACGAAATCTTAGAATAATGAACCTGCCAGAAGAAGTACTAAAGCAAATAAAAGAGATGTCCGCCGCCCTTTTACCTCCGGCAGAAATCGCTATTCTGCTAGATATCCCGGCTGATCAGCGTGACTACTTCTGTGATATATGCAAAAATCACCGTAATTCTCCTATCTATACTGCCTATCATCAGGGAAGACTTCAAACCAAACTAAATCTGCGGAAAACCGTCATCAAATTAGCCGTTGCCGGAAGCCCTGCCGCCGAACCACTTGCCGACAAATATATGAAAGAACAAATGATCAATGAATAATGCCGAAAAAAGATCCTACATACGAACGCATCGAACGCGCCTTATACAAAGATAAAGACGAAGCGACCACTCTTCTTTCACCCAGGGAAATGGAGATCAAGAACCGCATGATGTTATGTGTCAGTAAAAAGATGGAAGAGCCTCTGATTCCGGACACAGAACTAGTAAACTTCCTGATACACGGTTGTGGAGGGAATGCGGAACCCGTCTCCCAATCACAAGCCTATCGGGATATCGGAATGATCAACCGATTGGTCGGAAACATCCAGCTAGCCGCCAAAGCCTGGTATCGTTATATGATTGTCGAAGGAGGAAAACAAGCCTTTAACATGGCCATCAATAAAGAAGATGCCAAAGGAGCTGCAGCAGCTCTGGATAAGATCGGTAAATATACCCGTGCGGACAAAGAAGATGATAAATTCGACTACTCGCAACTCATACCTCCGTCATTCGAACCCTCGGATGATGTTACACTTCTGGAAGGTCTCGAAGAAATTGAGAATCTGGAAGAAGAAAGAGTTAAGCTTCGTGGATTATTCAAAGGTATGTTAGATAAGAAGGCTGTAGACATTCAGCCAATTGCAGAAAAGGAGGAAGAATGAGTATGCAAGCCTCTCCCACTCTCTCTGCCTACGAAATCCGAAGGAAACAAAACGAGGTAGTAGACAAGTTCTTCAACAAGATGCAACGTCATGCGATGGCTATCAATGCTCATGACGAATACATAGTCGCTTCTCGCGGTACCGGAAAGTCCGAAGGAATCGACGCACGGATCATCCTCCGGAATGTTTGGGAAATGCCCAGATCCTTAGGTGGTCTGATTTCTCCGTCATATGCCAAAGCCTGGGGAAACACGCTGCCGGCTATCTGCAAAGCATTGGCAGAATGGGGCTATATTCAAGGCATCCATTTTGTTGTAGGTCACAAAGCGCCTGAAAGCATGGGCTTCGCCAAACCGGTACGCCCGGTATTGGGTGAAGGCTGGAGTCCATTTCTGGAACGGTACCGTCATGGTGATTCTATCCTTCAACCAGGGAATGTCTGCTAACTCCATGTCACTCGACTGGGTGATAGGACCTGAAGCCAAGTTTCTCAACTATGAGAAAATAAAGAGCGAAGTGGATCCGGCGAACCGCGGTAACCGGCAATACTTCGGAGATTGCCCGCATCATCATAGTGTCAGTTATTCAACCGATATGCCGACCGCATCCATGGGAAAATGGATCTTAGACAAAATTGATGAAATGTCTCCGGCACATATCAACCTGATCCGAAACTTATACCGCAAGCTGCAAGAATACAAAAGGAAACCGCTAACAGACCATGTGACACGCATGATTAAAGAGTATCAGCGCGACTTAGACCTGGCACGTAGATATCAGGCACCTATCAAACCACTGCCGGGAAAAACAAAAGAATACACCGTATTCTATGGAGAATATGACGTATTCGACAATTTGGAAGTATTGGGAGAAGATTTCATCTGGCAAATGTATCGGAACTCACCGCCACTGATCTGGCGTACCGCTTTCATGAATGAACGTCTCTTCCGGGTCGAAAACTGTTTTTACTCTGCCTTGGATGACAATATCCATTTTTATACTCCACAAGATAACGGACGTCTCCGAAATCTGGGAAGTAACTGGAGTAAATTAACCACTTGCGGTTGCCTGGGTGACGGAGATCTCGACTTCTCGAAAGAACTACATCTGGCATTCGACTCCAACGCCTCCATATCTACAGCTGTCATCGGTCAGTTAGATGGCCATACTATGCGTGTTCTCAAGTCATTCTATGTCAAAACACCAGGTAAACTACAGAATCTTGTCAAACTGATATCCGACTACTACCGACCGAAGCTGAATCGTGACATAGTGGTTTACTATGACCATACTTTTACCTGGGAATCCGGATCATCTACCGAAACTTATGCCGATATCATCGAACGTGTATTTAAAGAAAACGG